CGTGCCAAATACAATAGAGAGACGGGAAGCAACCTAAAAGCGCCTCAGCCCGAGGGGGGTTCTCGTAAAGATTCATTTTGCGCTCGCATGAGCGGAGTCGTTAAGCACGCGAGTGGCGATGCACCTCGTGCAAAAGCCTCACTAAAACGATGGAAATGTCCGGGGTGGTAAATGAGCACTAGTGGAACTGTTGGACAGACTGTAATTTCGGTTCAAACACTTATTGACCATGGAGCTCGTCGCGCAGGTAAGCTTGCCGAAGAGCTGACTTCGGAGCAAGTACTATCAGCCAAGCAAAGTTTATACTATTTACTTTCTAATCTTGTGAACATGGGCATCAATTATTGGTGCATCGACAAGGTTATCGTTGGTCTAGTACCTGACCAACTGTCTTATACGCTTCCTGTGGGCACCGTGGATGTCCTAAATGCCAATTATCGTACAGTCACGTCAGTCAACACCGGTTATAACAGCTCTTCAGGCATCACCTCTAATGCTTTTGATGGCGTTGGCCAAAATATTTGCCAATTAACCACTAATACCGGCTACATTGGCATAGCGAACGGCACCGGAAACCCAGTTTATATTTCAACGGTAGGTATTTTGCCAGCTATGTCTGGATCTGTGACCATAGAAATACAGTATTCACAGGACGGGACGACTTGGGTGACCGCAGAAGCGCCCGGATCAGTTACTTGGACCGCGGGCACATGGATTTATTATGATTTAAATCTATCCGCGACAGCGCCTTTCTGGCGCATCAAGCAGTCTGCTGGCGCGAATATGGGGTTCTACCAAGTGGTATTTGGCACTATGCCTATGTCCATTAACATGGCTAGGATGAACCGCGATGACTATTCTAGCTTGCCAAATAGAAATTTTACAAGTAATCGGCCCTTGCAATTTTGGTTTGATCGCACTATTCCGCAGCCGTCTATGTATATTTGGCCAGTTTGCAATAGCATTCAGCCAATGTTGGAACTCTGGGTCAGCCGCCAAATCCAAGATGTAGGTGATTTAAATGGCGAGTTAGAAATTCCTCAGCGCTGGTACATGGCCATTCAAAATGGACTATCGCACCAAATGGCGATGGAGTTGCCACAAGTCGATCCCGCGCGCATCGCGTATTGTGAAGCTCAGTGGGATAAGTACTGGGCGCTCGCTGAACAGGAAGAGCGCGATAAGTCTCCAATTTACTTTGCTCCAAATATTAGCTATTACACCAGCTAAGGTTATAATATGCCAAGGTTTCTCAATACGCTTGGAAATTCATCTTTAAGCATAGCAATATGTGATCGATGCAAAATGAAGCGTGCGTACTCAAGCATTCGTGCGGATGGAAATATCCCTGGTTTGAGAGTGTGCGATGAAGGTTGTAGCGATCAGTTTGATCCGTATAGATTACCTGCACGTCAGCCGGAGAAGATTTCGTTAAGATTTCCACGCCCCGATGCTGACGTGGCTGAGAACCATGATGCAATTATTACAGAGACACTAGGAAATAGTCCAATATCTCCTGAGCAAGGTAATACGCCAAACGATGGCAACCTCAACAATTTGAGTCCTTGATTATGGCTGATATTAGAATCTCGCAGTTACCCACGGCACCTAGCGCCATTACTGGCACTGAGCTTGTACCGATCGTCCAAAATGGATTGACGGTACAAACTACTGTAGCTGCAATTACACAAAGCCCATCGCTTACTCAGCCTTTTTTAACTGTTGGTCAACAGCCTTTATTGCCTAATAGTCGATATTTTTCGGCCGGCATTGGTCTTGGAATTACTGACGGCGGCGCTCAGGGTGCTTACACAATTTCTTTTAATGGTACGGCATATTCATTAGAACTTGCTAGCACTGGCGTCATTGTTAAGACCGCTGCAAACACCATTGCTGCTCGCACGCTTTCGACTAGCGGTAATGGCATCTCGGTCACTGACGGTAATGGGATTGCAGGTAACCCAACATTCCAACTGACTGGTCTTGCGCAGGCGATTGCAAATGCGTCAGGTACAGGATTGCTTGCTTTAAACGGTGGCTCGACCATCTCTCCTGTGACGATCACAGGTACGGGCAATCAGATCGGCGTGACAGGCGGTGATGGATCTTCGACGCCGACGATTAGTTTGGCGAGTAACTTTATTGCACCGGGGACTGCTGGGATCACGCTCCCTAACGGCACGACCGCACAGCGTGGTGCTACCACTGGTCAGATCCGCTACAACACTGACACAGCTCGTTTTGAGGGCTACTACGCAGGCTCTTGGCAAACTTTTGGTGTTGGCGACGGCACGATCACTTCGGTGTCTGGCACAACGAGCCAGATCGATGTCACTAACGTCGGATCGATTGCGACGGTGGCAATTGCGGCGAACCCGACGTTGCCCGGGACGGGTGGGGTAGTCGTCCCAGTCGGCACCACTGCACAACGTACCGCTGCTCCGACGAACGGCATACTGCGCTACAACACCACGCTCGCTCAGTTTGAGGCTTACACAAACGGCGCTTGGAGCGTACTGAGCACTGGCTCAACAGGCGTGACTTCGGTAGCAACAGGCGTCGGTCTGTTGGGTGGCCCGATCACCACGTCTGGCACAATTGACATAGACACAACGGTCGTTGCCACGCTGACAGGCACGCAGACGCTGACGAACAAGACGATCAGTGGCGCAAACAACACGCTTACCAACATTGGCAACGCATCGTTGACCAACTCTGCCATCACGATTAACGGTAATTCTGTCAGCCTCGGTGGGTCGACTACTGTTACGGCAACAGCCTCTAATGCGCTCACGATAGGCACTGGACTGTCAGGAACAAGCTACAACGGCTCAACGCCTGTCACGGTAGCTGTGGCTAACACTGCGGTGACTGCTGCATCGTATGGCTCAGCCTCGAGCGTGGCGACCTTTACGGTCAATGCACAGGGTCAACTTACACTAGCCGCGTCAACACCGATTGCGATTGCAGCCTCACAGGTCACTAGCGGCACGCTCGCAATTGCGCAGGGTGGTACAAATAGCTCCGCCACGCCGACCAACGGTGGTGTGGGTTACGGTACGGGTACGGCGTATGCCTTTTCTGCGGCAGGCACATCAAGTCAGGTCTTAATCTCTGCGGGTGCAGCCTCACCTACTTGGGCAAGTCAGTCAAGTCTAGCGGTTGGTACGTCTACTAACCTTGCAGGCGGTGCAACTGGTTCATTGCCTTATCAGTCAGGCGCTGGTGCAACGACGTTCTTGCCTATAAGCACGAACGGTTACATCTTGACCTTGACCGCAGGTTTACCGACTTGGCAACCCGCACCAGCCTCTGGCGTTACTACATTTAGCGCAGGCACCACAGGTTTAACACCTAACACAGCAACGAGCGGTGCAGTAACCTTAGCGGGTACGTTGGCTCTAGCAAACGGCGGCACAAACGCCTCGCTGACGGCTGTAGCAGGTGCGGTGCCTTACTCGACAGCCTCAGCAATTGCTTTGACAGCAGCAGGTACAGCAGGTCAGGTGTTGACATCGAATGGTGCAAGTGCGCCGACGTGGACGACTCCTGCTGGTGGCGTGACACTATCTAATGATACATCGACGGCATCTAACCTGTACCCGACGTTTGCATCAGCAACCTCTGGATCGGTCTCTACGATTTACACAGGCAATGTAAACCTACTGTACAAACCAAGCACTGGTGAGCTTCAGTCGACGGCACTTGTGGCAAGCAATGGCATTGTGGTGAACAGCGCTACGGTGTCTGCTAACTACACTATTGCAAGCGGCAACAACGCTGTGAGCGCTGGGCCGATCACCATCAACGCAGGTGTTGTGGTGACGGTTGCGTCAGGCAGCGTCTGGGCAATCGTATGAGGAACACACTATGAGCCAAGCTGGATTTACGCCAATCAGACCTTACTACAGCACGACGTCAACGAACGTGCCGTTGGCAGGAAATATGGCGACAGGCGAGATTGCCATCAACACTGCCGATCGTGTCATCTACACAAAAGACGGCACAGGCGCAGTGGTATCGATTGGCAATGGAGCGACTGGTGGCGGCGGCGACACGATCTTTGTGCAAAACGGTCAGACGGTGAACAACAGCTACTCGATACCCTCTGGGATTAACGCCATGAGCACTGGCCCGATTGCCATTGCTGCTGGTGCGGTCGTAACCATTCCTTCGGGAAGTGTTTGGGCGATTATTTAAATGGGACTGCGACTCAAAGCCTTTGCGCTAGGTACGGTTGAGGTCAACCCTGTTGACACAGCGTCTAACTTGTCTGTGAACGTGCAGGCAGCGAACGGTGTGTTGTCGTATGCAGACTCATCGACAGGTGGATTGTATTTACCATCAGGAACTACGGCACAACGTCCTGCAAGTCCTGCGACAGGGCAGATGAGATTCAATACCACGACAGGTTCAGTCGAGGTTTATAACGGCACAAGCTGGGGATAAATATGGCTGGTTCAATCAAACTTAATGCACCTTCTGGCGGCTCAGTCACACTGAACGCAGTGGACACCGCAGTAAATTATGTGATGTCCGTACCTGCGGCTGCGGGTATTTTGATTAACGCTGACTCGGCTACTGGGGCTGCTCAGTTACCTGTTGGCACGACTGCTCAAAGACCTGCTTCGCCTGTGACTGGGCAGACTAGATTTAATACTACGACTACTTTGGCTGAAGTCTATAACGGCACTGCGTGGGTTGCTGTTGGCGGGTACGTTGTTAACTACCTTGTTGTTGCTGGCGGTGGTGGTGGAGGTAATTATGGCGGCGGCGGCGGTGCAGGTGGTCTACTTTCAAATATCATAAGTCTAAATGGCGGCACGGCTTATACGGTAACTGTTGGCGCAGGAGGCACTGGAAATAGCGGCGATGGCGGCAATTCGGTTTTTGGGCCTATTACTGCTACTGGCGGCGGTGGCGGTGGCAATAATGGCGGCGCATCAAATGGTAGGAATGGTGGTTCTGGTGGCGGTGCGTCCAATCAAAACGCACCTGTTGGCACTATTGGACTTGGAACAGCAGGGCAGGGCAACAATGGCGCTTTAGGAAGTGGAATTGGCATTAGTAACGTTAGTGGTGGTGGTGGTGGGTATACCACTGTTGGCTCGGGTATAAATGGTGGCGCAGGAGGTCAATTTCCAATATCTGGCAGTTTTGTTAATTATTCTGGCGGTGGGGCTGGGGTAATTTATCCTAGTAGCGGCGGTACTGGCGGTATTGGCGGCGGTGGAAATTTCAACACAGCAGGTACGGCTAATACAGGAGGTGGGGGCGGAGCAAATACTGGCGCTTCACCAAATGGCGGTTCAGGTGTCGTTATTGTTTCCTACCCAAGTACAGTTCAACGAGCAACAGGCGGCACTGTAACTTCGTATACGGCTAACAGCCTTACTTATTGGGTACACACCTTCACCACATCTGGCACATTTACGGCGTAAAGGAAAGAACATGACTTCTTACATAGGCGGCACTACAGGGTTTGGCCCACCATCATGGACAACAGCGGGTAGACCATCAAGCCCTGTAAACGGGCAATTGGGGTGGAATACTACGCTTGGTCAATTGGAAAGCTGGACAGGCTCGCAATGGCAGCAAATTACTTCGTTGTTGTATTCAGCTAGTTACCTTGTTGTGGCTGGTGGCGGCGGTGGCGGCGGTGGTGATTCTGGCCCACGTTCAGGCGGGGGCGGTGCAGGAGGTTTATTAACTGGCACAACATCATTTAATTCTGGCTCGGCTTATGCAATAACAGTCGGCGCAGGTGGCGCAGGTACGAATAATGTTGTCGGCGTTAGTGGAACAAATTCCGTATTAACTGGTGCTGTTACGGCGGTCGGAGGCGGTGGTGGATCACCAAACGGCACAATTGCTGGAGCTTCTGGCGCATCTGGTGGTGGCGGAGGCGGTGGGAACGGTGTAAGTAGCGCTGGTGGTAGCGGAACAAGTGGTCAAGGTTATGCAGGGGGTGCTGGCGTAAACAGCGCAACTGCATCAGGCGGTGGCGGTGGCGGTGCTAGTGCTGTAGGTGCTAATGGTGTTGCTGGCGCAGCAGGTGCTGGTGGCGCTGGTGCATCAAGCTCAATTAGCGGATCAGCCGTAACATATGCAGGCGGCGGCGGTGGTTCAGGGCAATCATCACAAGGCGCTGGCGGTGCGGGTGGCGGCGGCGCAGGTGGTGGTAATGCTGGAACTGCAAATACTGGCGGCGGCGGTGGTGGTGGCGCTATAAACGCAATTGGCGGCGCAGGCGGCTCAGGCATCGTCATCATCTCTTACCTTGGCGCACAACGTGGCACAGGCGGCACAGTCACTAGCTCAGGCGGTTATACCATTCATACATTTACAAGCAGTTCAACATACAACGCTTAATTAAGGAGTTTCATATGTCACACTTCGCCAAGATCGTAGACGGTAAAGTTACACAAGTCATCGTTGCTGAACCAGAATTTTTCACGACATTCGTTGACTCAAGCCCCGGTCAATGGATTCAAACGTCATACCGCACACACGGCGGTCAGCACCCAGAGGGTCGTCCTCTACGCAAGAATTATGCAGGCATTGGTTACACCTACGATGCCGTGCGTGATGCGTTTTATGCGCCTCAACCATTTGCGTCTTGGCTGCTGAACGACGACACCTGCTTGTGGGAAGCGCCTGTTGCTATGCCTACTGACGATAAAGCGTATGAGTGGGACGAAGCCACGACTTCGTGGAAAGAATTGGTTGCGGTGTAAAGAAATAATATGAAAAATAAACAATTGAAAGATTTGTGTGAACAAGCTGGCATGGAATGCAGCTTGGGGCATTGGTATGTCACAGATGCAAACCTTGAAAAGCTTGTCAGGTTGGTTGCCGAAGACACGGCATTGCTTCACAAATTGCGTAGTGATGTAACCACTGTTTCAATATCACCAGACACAACACAGTAAGGAAAGATCATGGCTCTTGACGTACAAGGTACAGACTATTTAAAACTGCCGGTAGGTACTACGGGTCAACGTCCGTCTGTTCCTGCGTCAGGCATGATTCGCCAAAACTCCACAACGGGTAATCCTGAGTGGTATGACGCTACAACTTCTTCTTGGCTGCAATTTAGTCAGCCTGCTGGATACTCTGTCAGTTATCTTGTGGTAGCGGGTGGCGGTGGAGGCTCGGCTAATGGTGGTGGAGCTGGCGGTGGCGCTGGTGGATTACTTACGGCATCAACTTCTTTATCTTCTGGAACTGCTTACACAATTACTGTTGGCGCTGGGGGTGCGGGAGCAACAGGTTCAAGCAATGGAACAAGCGGGTCTAATTCTGTTTTTTCTACTATTGCTACCAGTGTCGGTGGCGGCGGTGGAGGCGGTAGCGGTGATGGAATTGCAGGCGGTTCAGGCGGAGGCGGGATAGGTTCTTCGGCTTTAAGGGCTGGCGGTGCTGGAACATCAGGACAAGGTAACGCTGGCGGTAGTAACGGCGGTAGTGCTTTTGGAAGTATATACCCTTCTGGTGGCGGCGGTGGAGCAGGTGCTGTGGGCGGCGCAGGTTCAGGTAGTGGTGGTGGAGCTGGCGGGGTAGGTGTAGCAAACACAATTTCAGGTGCGTCTGTTTTTTATGCGGGTGGCGGTGGCGGCGGTGCGGCTACAACTGGGGGCGGGGCTGGTGGTAACGGCGGTGGCGGTGCTGGTACTTTAAGTGCTACAGGTAATGCTGGAACTGCCAATACGGGCGGTGGCGGTGGCGGTGCTGCAACTACAGGTGGTTCAGGCGGATCAGGCATCGTAATCATCAGCTATCTCGGTTCACAGCGTGGCACAGGCGGTACGGTAACTAGCTCAGGTGGTTACACAATCCATACCTTTACTTCGAGTTCGACATACAACGCTTAATATTCTGTCTTGCAGCGGTGCTACTTTTACCAGTAGTGCTGCTGTGTAGTTTGTGGTTAATACCGTGGGCTATTTTTGCAGTGTTTAAAGGAAAGTGATGGACTGGCAAATAATCATCAATATCGGTGCAGGTTCACTACTGACTATTGGTGGTTGGTTTGCCCGACAGCTATGGGATTCGGTCAAAGAACTCAAGAAAGAGATTGCTGATCTGCGCCTGCACGTTTCAGAAACTTACACCAAGAAGTCAGAAGTTGACACCCTGCGTGGTGAGATGGATAAACGCTTTGACCGCCTTGAGCAGATGATTGCTCGACTCTACGACAAGATTGATGCAAAGGCAGATAAATGATTTACTTAAAAGCAAAGTGGGAAGCGTTCAAAGCGTGGTGCTGGCGCATAGTGGCTTGGTTTAAAAACGTGAGGTTCTGATATGTTCCCAATCATGGATATTCTTGGCATTGGCATGAAGGTCTTGGATAAGTTTTTCCCAGACCCCGAACAGAAAGCCAAAGCCCAGCTTGAGTTAATGCAGATGCAGCAGAACGGTGAGCTTGCAAAAATGCAGGCTGACATGCAAGAGCAAGGCGAACTCACCAAGCGCCAAGAAAACGACATGAGGTCTGACTCTTGGTTGAGCAAAAACATTCGCCCTATGACCCTTATAGCGATTCTGGTTGGCTACTTCATCTTTGCCATGATGTCAGCGTTTGACCTTGACACAAACCAAAAGTATGTCGAGCTGCTCGGTCAGTGGGGAATGCTCATAATGAGCTTTTACTTCGGTGGCAGAACGCTTGAGAAGATCATTGACATGAAAAGCAAAAGCGGCGACAAAAGCGATAAGTAATGGTGACAGCTAAAAAACCTGCGGTTAAACGAGCGCCAGTTAAACGGGTTACAAAGCCTGCGTCCGTTAAAAACCCAGACTTTACCGACAAGGTTGTTGACCTCATCAAGTGGGTGGACAGCCCGTTCAAGTTGGTCTCAGTGGTACTGATTGCATTTGTTGCGTTTGCAGGCTACTTTGCTTGGGATTCACGGCAAGTGATTTTAGGTGCAATCAGTAGCAAGAAGACTGAACTCAAAGAGCCGTTGTTGGTTGAGGCTATTGCCAAATCTTTGATTTACGACCTGAGCGCAGATGTGGTGGTTGTTAACTCTGTCAATCTTCAATCAAACAGTCGCACAACCATTTTGGCAATGAGCAATCAGGGGCGTGAAAAGTCTCTCGAAGGCGCAATCAATGCTTTGTTTACCAGTACTCCTGAGCATAACCGCGCAGTTATCACAATGTTTCAAGGCGAGGTGCATTGTGAGACGTTTGTGCCAAGCTCAAAGATTGGTGAGTATGCCGTTAAGCATGGCGT